AGAACAATCTAATGTTAAATCATCTTGCTCAGCAAACTTTTCTAATGTGTAGATAGTAGATCCTTCTAATTCTCTTTTACAAACACAGAATAAATTTTCATTTAATGCAGTAATAGATACAAACTCATCATCTGTTCTTGTTGTCCATAATGTCCAACCAGCTATCTTCTCTGCACGTACACTATGAAACAAGGCTAGTGTTCCGTCATTGTTAGTAAAAAAAGCAAACTGTTCTGGTCTAGTTGTTGTACCAGTTATCATAGTCATATCTACTGGAGCATTAACTAAATGAGATGCCAGGATAGATATAGATGTAGAAGCATAAGCGTTTTCTACATCACTAAATAAATATTCTCTAATCGACTTACCATTCTTTTGTGAATACAATGTCGCACCATCAAAGATAATAGGCTTTGCTCTACTGCAACCATAAGGTGTTTGTCTAAGAAATGTAATGTTAGCTGGTGTAACAGCAGAAGTATCTGTAGATGTAGGAACAAAGTATTCACCACCATCTGTTAGTACTTGTAAGTTTCTTGAAGATACTAAATGTCTAATTTCGTTTACTCTATCACCAGATACAAATACGTTAATAGCTTCATCAGCAAGTCCTGTACCTACATCAAAGTTATAATATCCACCTACTTGTGATCCTACTACAGCAGCAGGAGCAGATTTAATACCACCAAAATATAATCTATTATCATGGAATGTAACTGCTTGAGGATATCCTCTATGATCTGATATTAGTTCTTCTTCCCAATCAAAGTGAGGACCAGCACCAGCAGCTACTGTTTCAATAATAGTTACAGTAACATTACTAGCATCTGTATACCCAGTAATCTTCATTTGTGATCCATCTACTTTTAAATAATGACCAACGCAATCTGATAAAAAAACAGGACTACTTGCTGTAACTGTTCTTCCAGTACCAGTAGCTCCAGTAGATAATGTTACTGAAACTGAAGCATCTTCATATTTGTAAAATGGTGAATGAATTTTTTTAACACCTGAAACAATAACATCTTCATCCAATTCAAATTCAAATAATACTACTGTAAATGTACTTGCAGAAGTTCTTCTAATTTCTAGAGTAGGATTATCTCTATGTGTTATAAATACAGTATCTCCAAACTGTGCATAATTTAATTCAAATAATTGAGCTTCAGTCCAATTTACATTAGTAGTTATATTAGTATCAATAGCTACACCATCTGAATCATAAACATCTAATCTTCCATTAGATAAAACAAATACTGCTAGTTCATCATTAGAAAAAATAAAGGGAATAACTCTAGATTTGCCTGGCAACGTAGCTTTGTAGGTAGTTCCAGGTCTACGCATAATCCCACCTTCATCTAGTAAGTACCAATTACGCAGTGTCTTAGCTCCACTAAAGTAAGCTGAAGCATCTGTTCTGGTAATCAGTAATGGATTAAGTTCACCACTTCCAAAGTTAGTGTAAACAGTTCTTAGGGTGTTAGCCATTAGTACCCCCTAGTAGTTAATCTGTTTGTGATAAATCTCTTTGTACTTAGTTTCTTGTTTGTTACTTCTTGGCTATCTGTATTCTTAGCAATCAGTATTTGTCTTTCTGCTAAGTCTGAAAACTGTTTAATCATAGCTGCATCTCTTGCCACTGATCCAGCAAAGATAGAAGCTAGTGTATATTCTAATCCTAATTTAAAATACGCAGGAAACTCTGATTCATCCTGTCTAAATATATAATCAGCAATTAAAGCTGATTGTGAATCATATCCATTGACAAATACTTTATCTCCATACCTAGCATATTCAATAGGTATATCAGCCACTGTAATTGTATTTAACTGTAATAAATCTGGTGAAGTTGGTAATTGATAAGCATATTCATATCTCCCTGTAGGAGCTGCTGCTAATAAAGAAAGTTGTTGTTGTTCAGTAGAAAATCTCCATCTATGTCTACATAGAATGGATTGAGTAATATTTTCATAAATGTTGGAAGCTACCAATGCTTCTGTTGATCCATCATCAAAAGAAGAAATAGGTTGAGCGCCTATCATAATTAACGCTCTTGCACAAATGTCTACTTTGGTATCTGCCATTATTTAAAGGGGGGAATAAATCCCCCCAATATTGTTATGCAAGTATAACAGTTGTTACTGTAGCTGATGTTGCTGCAGATACAATTAAGATATCTACAACAGCGTTTGAACCGCCACTATTAACAATGATTATATCACCAGCGTTTAAATCACCTGTCGCTGATAAAAAATAATCTGCATCATCAATAGCAGTAATTGCATCACCATCTGCATAATACCATAGTGAGTTAGAATCTCCCATTTGAGAGATCTTTTTTAGTGGATTAGATGTTTCGTATGCCATTCTCTATCTCCTTATTCCGCACACTTCTGGATTCTTACACCATCACTATCAATTAGGACTGCTCCCATTGACATATATGAAGTTGTAAGGTGTGCTACTTTCTCAGGAATGTAGTTTACTTCAGTTCTTACATCTGAACCTACACCTAAACCTAAAGAAGATTTATGGAAAGCAATAGTGTTTCTGTCGCTAGAAGCGATAGATAAACCACTGAAGCCCATCCACATGAAAGACAACCATCTCTTAGCTGTCATACCACCTTTGTAAGGTAGATCTGCTTCACCGATATATTCAGCTCTTGAGAACTGATCTATATCTAAAAGGTCAGACCACTGTTTTGGACCGACTACCCAGTATCTTTGTCCATCATCTGGCACATCATTGTTACCAAAGATTTCAAAAACATTCTGAGCTTTGTCTAAGTTCATACCAGTAGTTGAACCAGCAGAGTTATTAGCTAGAGATGTTGCTCCTGCATCAAAAGTATCTGTGATGATTGAGTCAGTCTTACGACCTAAAGCATATGCAGCGTTTTGTGCTACAATGTTTCTCTCATCAATGTTTACTTTTAGTTCGTCTAGTTTGTCTACGTAATCAGCAGCATAAAAGTCTGATAGTGTTGCAGTTACATTTGAGTGAACTGAGTTCATAGCGACAACCTCAGCGTGTCTTGCTTTAGTTGAAGCAGAACCCTTCGCTACTTTTTGGAACTGAACAGTATTTCCTTTTACACCATTGACATTACGCACCATGCTCTTGAGTTTAGAACCCATTCGCTGATAAGCCATGTGAACTTCAGCTTCAAACTGTTTCACAAATGCTTGATCTATTGTTGCTGTCATTGTGTTTTCCTTTTCATTTATTGTTTATTTCCAAGTTGTCGTCATAAACCTTCACTAAGTTATCCATTACTGGGCAAAGTCCAGTTTAAATCGGCTTGTTAGTTGAGATATATTATATTTTTGTCATCTTTACAAGACAAGATGCAGGAAAACTATTGACATCTGCATAGGTATATGAACCATCATCTTCCTTAATATAACTAGCAAATGTCTTAATTACCCTTTTATTTCTTGTATGTATGTATGCTTCAGAGGTAACTAAAGCTGGAGATAAAGATTCCATATCTTTTTCACTATGCCAACCACTATCTCCAGTGGGATCTTCCCATATAAGTTTATATTTCTTATAAGGAAACTTAACCATATTTCTTCTGATATAGGTTAGTTACCTTTGCTATATATGCTGGATCTTTCATACCTTCTTTCCAATATCTTGGATCTTTCATCATAGATTGTAGATCTCTTTCATCTAATTCTACATCTATAACAGTATTCGTATTAGGTAATGGCTTACTTCTAGATAAGCTCATTATTTCTTCTAGAGCTTTAACGCCTTCAGCAGTAGAAGCAAGATTGGCAATAACATCATAGGAATCAGTAGAAAGATATTTCTTACTCCACAGATCAGCAGCTTCAATGCGTTCTCTTGCGTTATCTCCCAGTTTTGCCATTTCTTCTTGAAGATTCGGTAGACCAGCAATTTCGTTATTAACAAAAGCCGCCACTCCCTGATCGAATACTTCCTGTGATAATCCATTATCTCGACAAATTTGTTGCCAAGACTTAACAAGTTCTTGTTCTGGATCAACTGTGATTTCAACATCTTCTGGTACTTCTGGTAGCCTTACTTCATAAGATTCAGGAACGCTAGATTTTCTTTGGTTTTCATAATCTTCTTGTACTTGTTTGATAAGATCTTCAGTTCGCATACCAAGTTTCTGCTCCAGAGCTTTGTATGATGCACCCAGTTCTTCAACTTTAATTTCATTTCTTTCTGTATCCCAAAATTTTTCTGGAATATATTCTGGTATCTGAACTTCTGAAGTGTTTTCTTGAGATACCTCTTGTGTCGTTTCTTGTAATTGTTCTTCTGTCATTAAACCTCCTTATCAGATTCAATTCTTTTCTTGATGATGAAATATAAATATCTCATTCCTTCAAGATGTCGTAGATGTTCGTTGCTAACATCTCTACCAGCAACTGAATCTACTGTAATGGATCTTAAATAATCCAAAACCTTTTCTCCTATGACAGTACTAAATACTGCTGCCATATCCGAATTAAGTTCTCTTTCTCTTTCTTCTGTACGATAAAATCCATCAATAGATAGATGGCTTCCTTTAGGCTTGTTCTGGAGCTGCTCCCAACTCATTCATTCCTCCTTGTTGTTGTTGCATTACCTGTTGCATCTGCTGAACTACTTGTTGTTGTTCTGCTGCATCTCTAATTAGTTTCTCAGGTAAATTCATTTTCTCTGCTAGATATCTAGCTACTTCTTCTTGTTTGACAATAAGATTCAATACTTGTGGTCCAAATGTTTGACCTAGTGTTGCATTAAATCTATTCACATCAGCAATATCTTGTTCGTTCTGCGCCCTTGATAATGGTGATTCTGGAATAATTTTGATTTCTTTATTGTTCAATGAAGGTAATTCTATTCTACCTTGCTTCTTTAAAATGTAAATAACCCTTCTAATTAATGGCATAATAAACTCAGACTGTAATCTTCCAAAGGATGATCCAATCTGTCTAGATAAATCTGCCATTCTTTCAGCTACTTCTGTTGCTGACATAGGTGTACCTTTGGTTGGTCCAAGTGTTTCCATGTATAGAGCTTTACGAATATTAGTTCTCATATCGTCTAATACTAACTGAGCCACATCAAATCTACCTGCTGCACTAATAGGTTGTAGTCCTCTAGATCCTGGAGCTACAGGAATAATTGTGCCAGGCACTAATTGAATATTATCTGGATTAATAACTCCGTCATCTTCTAACTGATAAATACCAGAGATATTCATCTGTGCATTTTCTAAAATTAATTCAATGGTTAAGTTTGTTGTCTTAATAGCTGACATAGCATTAAACACTGGTCCACGACCATACACTTCACCACTTGCTTTGTTCCATCTAAATGTAATAAAGGGATTAGAACCTTGTCCTTCAAACTGATCTTCAAATATTATTTGTTCATGATCTTTGACACAAACAACATAATCATAAACTTCTTTGTTTGGATCTTTATAGTTTCTCATTGTACCTTCAATAACAGTACACTTAGCATCTGGCTCATTTAAAACTTTATCTTCTAAAGTATCTAAGTTAGCTTCTGGATATAAAATTTTAATATCACCTAATCTGATTTGACGTTTTCTAAATACGCAATCAATTCTATTATCTGGTCCAGAGTTTAAATAAACATGAGGTAATGGAATAGAATTAAATATAATAGGGTTAGTTGAATTACCTTCATTCACTAACATCACACCAGTACCAATCGCTAGATCCATAAATGATTCATGGACTTCTTGATTAAAGTTAGAAGCATGAAGTATCTCAAATATATAGTTAGTTATTTCATCTAACTGTTCATCTACTTGGGGAGCTATTTGAGGTGGTATCTCAATACCTGCTTTTAAATTAATCCATCTACCAAAGGTAGGAGTAATACCTGCCTGTAGTCTTGATGCAAATTCTTGAATACCTACGACAGCAGTTTCATCAAAGATTCTATCTGTTCTTTTTTCTCCAGGTGATTCATCATAAAATGCTTCTCTGCCTGGCATTGTATATTCATAGGCTTCTTCAAACTTAGGAATCCAATGTGTCTTTAACTGTTCTGCATGACTAAATCTTTTTAGAAATGTTTTAGAGTTCATGACTCCTGTATGAGGAGCTGATCTATAGTTAAAACTATACACTACTTACCACCACCAAAAGTTCTATTGGTTGCTGTAATAAATTTTCTTGATGCTTCTGTCATAGCTGCTCCTTGAATTTGAGCTAATCTAGCTTTTCTTTTTTGTTCTGCTTCAGCAAATTCTGTAGTGCTTTCTGTAGATGGTGTTGTTGCAGCAGTACTTCCAGAATCTTTACTATCTCCATAAGAAAAAAATCCAGAACTAGATACACCTTTCATAATTGCACCTATTGGACTTAATGATCCAGATATAGCAGCATTAATAACTGTAGGTATTAATCCTTTAACTGGTTGTGGTTTAGGTGTGTATTTAGAAAACTCTCCTGTATATCCTGGATCAGGAGCTTGACCACCTACTAAACCTCTAACTATATCTCCACCTAATTCTCTCAATGTTGGTTCATTAGCTGTAATTCTACCAGTAAAGTCTTGAGCAGTTACTCCTGTTCTATAAACAGGCTTACCATCTTTTTGTGTTAAACCTTTAACAGTAGGAGATGCTTCTACAAATTTAACACCTCTACCATAGTTAGCAGCTTTTTGTAATTCAGCTTCTCTCTTTTTAGAAACTTCTCCACCTGTCATAATGTTTTCCATTAAGGTAGCTGTTCTTGATTCTCTTGTTACATCTCTAGGAGATCTTGCTGCATTAGCTGATCCTGCTGTTGATCTAGTAGATCCCATTATGTTTCTTTACCTTCTGAATAAAATCCACGACCACCAGCTCTAGCAAATAAAGATCTTGATCCTAGTTTACCAGCAGCAAATCTTTTCTTTCTACGTTCTTCAGCTTTAGCTAATTCTTCTTTTTCTTTTTCAGCAGCAATACGTTCTTCTTCCATTTGTTTTTCTAGTGCTTTCTCACTAGCTGACTTTTCATATTTAGGTGGTTTTAAAAATCCCATTGTTCACAACCTTGTTTCTTTAAATATTTATATAACTGATAAGGGGTAATAATCAACTTATTTATTCCTAGTATTCTCATTACAGTAGTAACACAAGAATGTTCTCTTAACCATGCAGCTTGGAATAACCTGAACTTCTGCCTGAATAATTTAGCTTTTATAAACGTACCCCCCATAGATTTAACAAAATCAAATACTTTAGCTACATCTTCTCCGTTCAATATTTTTACATCTAATCTTTTATGAATATGCTCTATGGCTATCCATTTTTGTTGTTTAACGTCATATCCTAACATTCCACAATGAGCCATCCCTTTTCTTCTAAAGATATGATACCACTCCTCATGAGGTGGATCAAAGAAGTAGATCAACCATTCCTTCGGAAAATATCCCACTTCTTCCTCCTGTTCATGGAACTACGATCAAAGATATTCCAATTCTTATAAGCATTAGCTACTTGTGGTCTAGCTGGACCTACAGTCAATGATCTACCTTCACCAGCACCTAGCATCAGATACTGTAGTGCATCATGTACATGGGAAAACTTATTCTTGTTAGGTTTATCTTCATATCTTTCTCCAGAGGTTTGGATTCTTCTATAATGATATCCACCTAAGAATCCTTTACGTAAAGACTTACAAGATTTATTTAACAAAAAGCCAGGCTTTCCATCTACCATTCTATTCAATGCAGTTTCTACAGATTCTATTCTGAGTCCTACATCATTGGATGGTGCAGGAAAGGCTTGGATGCCTTGTTGTCTAAGTATCTGAAACGGAGTTGTTTCATCTGTCTGCGCCCTAAAATCTCCAGCAGGATCTCCAAATATTTTTAAATCTTTATCAGCACAATGTTTAATAATCTCATGCTTGAGTAATTCACTAAACTTAACTGTACCTATATCAAAACAAACGAGTTCATGCAGGATTAACCATCTACCATCTGGTAGCTTCTGACCAAAGACAGCAGAAGGTGTAAGACCGAAGTCTAATCCAATATAAACAGTAACAGGTGCAAAAGGTACTTCTTCATCTGCTAAGTGGACATCTTCTCTAAAAGATGGATAAACTAACTTACCATCTTCTATTGTTCCTAATTTATTTAAAACATAAACGTCAATCCAAGACTTAGACTTTCCTCGTATGATATTTGGATAGTAATCTGGTGTAACATTTTGAATATTTTCTGCATCACTGTTAAGTTCATAACCTTTAATCTTATCGTTTTCTTTCTTCTCAATCATACCTGGAGGTTGTACAAAAAATTTCCAGTTGTCTGGTTTGACTAACATAATAGATTCTTCTTGGCTCATATGATCTGGCATAGGAACTTCACCAGACATAATGGACCACCAATGATCTTCATCAGGTGCGTTGGTATCAGCAATAACACCATACCAAGTAGGTCCACCATCTTTCATTGAAGGAAATCTACCAACACGCATTGTACACGCATCCACAATAGATTTAGGAATTTCTCTTGCTTCATTGATCCATACACCAGTTAATTCTAAAGACAATAGTTTCTTGACATCTTCTGGTCTATCTAGTGCTAGAAAGATAACTTCTAGTTCAACATCTCCTACATGAATGTTATGGGTAAAAGGAACAGAGTAAGCAAAGTTACCAAATGAATTTTCTGGAAACCAATCTAACCATGTCTTGATGGTCGTTGTCTTTAACTGAGGGTTGGTATTTCTAATAACTGCCCATCTAGATTTACGTTTACCATCTGGACCAGGTTCTTGTTTTAAGGCACGTCTAAAGATTTCAATACAACAAGATACAGACTTCCCTGATCCTACTGGACCACGTAATCCTCGAAAGAAGGAATCATCCTTCATAAAGGTTTTAACGATTGTACCTGGAGCTTTATAGTTGAGTTCTGTCAAGCAATACCATTATCTACAGATCTTTTGATTAACTTGTAGATAGTTTCTGGTAAGAGGGAGTCTATAAATTTATCGGCTTCATGGTCCGAGAATCTTAGATCTTTAGGATAGTGTTTGAAATGTTCCTTCTTCACTATCTTACGAAGTCTTTGACGATCCTCGTAAGATAGCTCCTCTGCGTACCTCATGTTTAATTAAATAATAGACCTGCAATAATTAATAAAGCAGCACAACAAATAAATATCTTTGCATTCTTGTTGAGTTTATTCCATTGAGTTTTTAACCAATCCATTACTTACCATACCCTTTCTTTATGGTGATTTTCTTTCCAGACTTCTTAGCGTCTTTCTTAGCAGCTGCCATTCCAGCTTTGGTATATGGATATTTTTTCTTTCCTACATTAGGCATTATAAAACCCTCCTAAACGGTTTTACTTTGGCAGCAATAGACTTAGGTTGTTTAACAAATTGTTTCCCACTCTTACTGCCTTTTCTCTTAGCTCTAGTTGTAGCTGCATATTCACTAGCAGTCAATGACTTGATCGCAGCTTCTGGTAAGTAGCGTTCACCAGTTTGACTGGATGGCTTTCCAGATTTGGTTCTCCATTTCTGTTTAGTCCATGCCTTCAAACTTTGTTGTGGCTTCTTCATCTATAACCACCACCCTTTGCTTTATATTCTTTGGCTAACATCTGAGCCTTTCTAGCAGACCACTGTCCAGGCTTTCCTCCTTTACCTCCAGCTTTAATTCGCTGAAATAAACTCTTTCTCATTCCAGGCTTGGTATAATTACCTGCCTCATTGACTTTACTTACCATTTGACTTTATCTGCCCAATAGGCAGCAGACATATTCCCTCTAGCTATATTTCTGGCATGTCTAGCTTTAAAAGACTTTCTTTTCATTTTCATTCTTTGAGATTCACCAGCTTTGGGTTTCCCTGCTGTACTAGCTCCCTGTTCTCCAAATCTAATTGTTTTGACTTTATCTCCAGACTTAGCAACCACAACATGAGATTTCTTGGGATGTCCAGGAGTTCTTTTTGGTTTATTAAATCCAGATACTCCTGCTCGTGTTAGACGTGGATCTGCCATTATTTCTTCATCTTCTTTAAAGTCTTAGCTAGGTTCACCCTTGCCATTAACTTCTTGTTCCCTGTTTGCTCTGCCTTCTTCTTCATCTTAACAAGATCAGAAGCACTTAACGTTTCGCCTTCCTTTAGCAGCTTCATTCTCTTGGCAGTAGCTCTTAAAGCACCAGGCTTCTTAATCGCCTTTTGTATCCATTTCTCAGCCATAAACGTACCTTACTAAAAAAAAATTTATTTTCAACGCTGTTTGTAATGTTCACTACAAAGGAAATAATAACTCCCTATCTCGTTCTTGATATGAAAGGGAGCAAATTTTCCACACTCACGACAACGACAATACTTAACGTGTTCTTCGTGTGTCCAGCTTAATATTTGTAACTGATTGTAAAACGTACTATTTTGAGGTTTATTGTTTGTACAGGTGGTTCTACTCAGCTGTCGCCCTGTGTTTCTAACCCCCCTATCCACTCAGTCTAGATCTATCTTTACTGACAAAGTTCCAGCATGAGAATGTTGTACTCTATCAGGAGCTTTGAACCCACTCCTATCTAAGATATCTTTGGATGCTTCGAGCTTCACATAATCACTCTTGGCTTCTGTGGCGAGTCTTACAATAGTATGTACTGCTGGGATAGCACCGAGCCTACCAATCTCAGCTACCTTACTGTTAAAGTATTCAATTACCTTTGGCAGACGAAGTGTCTTTGAAGCAGTTACTCTACCACTTTCTCCCTTTGCATATCCAGCGATTTGACTTGCTTTTGCTATGCTACAATTATGGGTTACGAGGGTATCAACTAACATCCTTTGCTTATACGTTAAACCATCCTTCCCTTTTACTAAACTAGCCATAACGATAGATACCTTGCTACGTATACTGATGTCAAGGCAATAATTGTAACAACTTGTATTGACGAAAGGGATTCCCCCTCTCGACTCCCTGCTCTGGAATACTCGTTAAAGAAGGCTCTCTCTCTCGTTGAGATCATTCGTTGTAATAACAGTGTACTAGGATCAGCACTAACACCAACGAAATATCATCTAATTTTACTGCCATGTCCATAGACAACAAGCCTGTCGCACCACGAGGGTGCAGACAGTTTGTCGCAAGGACATTCGTAAAATCAGTGATCTACACCAAAAGGTAATCAACGAGAGATCAAGCTCTCACCGTACCAGGAGGTATACAATGAAGGATGTACAAGAATTAATAAGAAAACTAAGGATGATAGAACATGACCATAATAAGGTTATATCAAACGAAGGAGGAGATGGTCCAGATTGGATGTGGTTAAGTGGATACTCACAAACCATAGATGATATGGAAAAGTTAATAGAAGGATATGGAGTAAAGATATCAGAAGATAAAGTAGTGTATTTAAAGGAGGAAGATAATGAGTAAATACATAGAACACTTAGATAAAGAAGCTACAGATATATTAGATAGAATCAAGTATCTGGAAGAATGTGAATTGTACGAAGAAGCAGAGATGGAAAGACAAAGACTGCAAGGTACAATGTATGGTAAAGAGTTAGATTACAATGATGTAGAGGAGGTATTATATGTCAAGTAATTACAACGAATGGAGAATAGAGTCATCAGACTTACAATCTATCAATGATGCTAGTTCAACAGATATGAACAAAGTATTTGATCTGTTATATCCACAAGGATCAGTATTTATGCAAATGTGGGTTAAAGACAGTATGATGTATGAATGTCTGGGAGCAAATACAAATATGAATAATGCTTCATCCAGAGCAGATACAGCTAAAAGAGCATTGTTAAGATTTAAAGATGAAAGATCAGACAATGTTACTGAGATAGGTCAAAACAGAGAATATGATGTTGTATCTACATTCAGAGGATGGTCAGACTATGCAGATTATTGGACTAACCGATATGATGTATGGTCTACTCAGTTTGAAACTATCTATGGTGAAACATGGGAAGTAGCACTGAAAACAAAGAATGCAAGAAAAGCATCAAGATCAGAACTAAGACAACCTAATCAGGAAGAACTCAATGAGTATGCAGAAAAGATACTCAATGCAGAGATTAGTACATTAACTAAATAACAGTTTCACTTAGGATAGTGGGGATATTCTCCCCATTATCCAACTATTTTTTTTTATAAAAGATAAATGCTGGGAGGTCCGAATGGAATTAGCTTTATTGTTTTTAATATACATCATGTGGAAGGAGGCAAACAATGACCATAGGAAAAATATTAAGCGTATTAGGAATATCACTTCTGACAATGTCAAAGGATATCTGGAAAACGATTAGTACATTTAACTTTCAAACCAATGCAGATTATATCGGTACATTTGTAATCGTATATCTATCTTTGGGTGGAGGTTTTGTATTCTCAATGATCTTACTAGGTGTCAATCCTACACTAGTACTATCAGTCATAGCAACACCTGTGTGGATATACATTGTATTCACTGCTAACAGAGTAACTAAGTACATAGTAAATAAAAAGAAAGGTAATAAATAATGATGACAGTACTATCAGTATTGGGATCTATCGTTCTAATCTTATACATAATATCAATGATAGTAGGAGGATATCTATCATATAAATTTATAAAACAAATCATGGATGAGGACAGCAAGGCGTAAGCCTTGCGTTAGGAGTTTGTCGGTCCGTAGCCGATATTTTGAAAGAAAGGAAATTATGTCATTACTAAAGAAAATACAGGACTCTGATATACCACCATCAACGTATGAAGGTAATGAGTTAGATGATGAAGGACTAGATTATCTAGCAAAGGTATATGAAGAAAACAAATCCGTAGGCTTCGACACATGGGAGGAACTCAAAGAGAATGTTTATATCTCTATGTTACAAGGAGGATATCCCTTCCGATTAAAAGATGAGATCTATGAAACAGTCGATCAAGCAATCAGAGATGACTATCCAGATCCAGACTACGAAGATGTACCACAAGGAGAAGATGAATGACTCATGAAGATACAATATGGGATGTAATATATTCACAAGCTAACAAAAAATTACACGTTAGTGAAGGAATACATAGAGGTAATCAGATGTCATTTACAATATCAATGAGAGATTATCATCAATCAGATAATCCAAGTGTATATGACGAAGAACTCTATGAAGTAATCATTAGAAAATATAATGAACAACATGATTAGGAGAACATGAATGAAAAACTTAGATGACGTTACAGATTTTATGAATCAAATACTTACTTCACCATATAAATATCCTGGTGATTCTTATAATCCTACAGATAAAGAAAGATATACACTTCAATCTATTGGTGGATTTATTGGTGGTAAACGCAACAACAAAGTATCTTTAGAGATATGGTATGAGGATTACAATCTTACCGATAAAGGTATTGATAAAAGATATGTCTACAACATAGATATAAAAATGAAGGAGGTATCTTCAAATGAAGTTACTGGAAGTAAGTAAACTAGAATCTTTATTGAATGATCTTATTAAATGCCAGGAGGAAGCAGGAGTTATTATGACTGATGCTAAATATATCCACGAAGCATCTATGGATTTAGATGAAAGAATCAAAGACATAGGAGATCGTCTACATAAATTAATACAAGATAACTTGGAGGACTAATGGAACATATAGAATGTTACAGATGTAATGGACTAGGTGTCATCCCTTGGGGTGATGCACCAGATGAATCAGATCCCTGTGATGAATGTGAAGGACATGGCTATTGGCTAGAGGAGGTAGAAGATGAGCGAGTCGCTTAAAGTATTACAATTAAGATGGATTGAAACAGTACAAGAAATGTACAATGCTCTTAGTAAAGATGCAGTACAGTTTGATGTTAAACATAAGTTTGACGAGGTTGTGCTGGTACATAACGAAATGGTTACACAGTTCTGTAACACTATAGATAATGTAGAAGCAGAACTAATCCAATTAACTCATACGATTAAGTATTTAAATGAAGCAACTACAAAACTAAAGGAGGAAATAAAAAATGGGTAGATATTACGAAGGTGATATAGAAGGTAAGTTCTGGTTTGGTATACAATCCAGTGATGATGCAGACTTCTTTGGATCACCAGGTTTTCAACCAGATTATCTTGAGTATTATTTTGATGAGTCAAACTTACAAAAGATACAACAAGGTTTGGATATGTGTTTAGAACAACTTGGTGATAAAAAGAAAATATTAGATGATTTCTTTGAACAAGATGAAGGTTATACAACACAACAAGTATGTGATGTATTAGATATACCTGTGCCTAAACCAGGTATATCAATAGAAGCACATAAGAAAACTAAATACCATCATTATTTAGAATGGTATGCACGATATCAACTAGGTAAGAAGATACTAGATCGTGTTAAATCAGATAAATTTTGCTCATTCAGAGCTGAACTATAGGAGGAACAATATGTTACCACAAGAACTAACCTTTCAGGTACGTGAAGAACCTGTATACAATCAACATGGCTCAAGGCTAGATGGCTATAAGCAGTTGGTTAAAGATGAGAACAATGAACTAATTGCAGTTCATAAGAATACATACCGAGTCATATCCCATGACACAGCGTATGAAAAAGCAGTAGAATTTCTTAATGAACACTTTGATACCAATGGTATGACTGAACAACACAAGTGGTCTAATCATGGTGCTGTGATGGCTACTCGTTTTACTTTACCTGAGTATCAGATCCCATTCAAAGATACATCTATTGGTCTAGAAGCTGTGATATGGAACAGCTACAACGCTATGCGTTCATACCGATTTGATTTAGGTTTCTACCTATGGCTCTGTCTTAATGGACTCAAGAGTTCAGTCTGGGATATCAGTTTGAATACTGCACACAAAGGTAGTGGTGAGATTAAACTAGCATTACCTGGTGGTTATGCAGCTCTTGATGGACTACAAACTGTACATAACTACATGACTAACTGGTTAGAAATACCAGTAGATGACTATCAGTTTGAAGCTGAAGTAGATAAACTATGCTATCAACCAACACGTACTGATAAGAGTCATGTCAATCAACAACACAAGAACTACATCATTGACCAGTACAATGGTAACTATGCACAACAATTTGGACCTAATAAATTCAGTGCATATCAAGCAATCACACACTGGAGTACACATTATCCTAGCGATTCCGTAAATACTCGCTATGATAGAGAGAGGAAAGTGTCTAACATGGCTTGGTTTAGCCAAGCAGCGTAGAGTTTAGATGGGAGTACAATCTAATCCTTCCTCCTCCAAAAGTACTCCCATCCTACAGTCCAATGAACCATGTAACTAAACTAACAAAGGAGAGTTTCGTGATTGAAAGATGTAATAAATGCGAAAGAAAATATACTAAAGCTATGCTTATTCAGTTTCAACAAGCTATGTTTTGTATCAGATGTTTTAATAGGAGTGGATATGAAAACCAAACTAAGAAAAGTAACTAAGTTATGGAAAGGAATGTACATCTCTTTGAGAGATTATGAAATCCAACAAGCCATTGATAAGAACTATACTATCCAGGCAGTTCACAAAGGCGAAGTGATGATGCTTACACCATCAAGATTAAAGGAAATAGATTTATCTGTAGGCACACCACAGAAATCAATATATGATGGTAAGTCTTATAGACTTATAGATTTGAGGTGGAATCCATATGACAGATCAAATAAATCCAAGCCATTATAAGGAAGGCAACATTGAAACTTATGATTTTATTAGTGCAAAAAAATTATCCTATGCACTAGGAAATGTGATAAAGTATATTGTTAGACATAAGTTCAAAGGAGGAGTCGTAGATCTAGAGAAAGCAAAATGGTATCTACAAAAAGCTATTGATGAATACGATAGATCCTAAGTTCCTTGCACGTAAACTTGCTAATGAAAAGAAACTCAGACCACCACGTATTAAATATAATATGCGTGATCCAATGCAAAGAAAGAAAGCCTGGATTAATTCTGTTTGTTACTTTTGCTATCTAGAAAAAGGTAGGAATGTAGCTAATGCTTTACGTATTGAGATGAACAAACCTTATGTGCAACCTAGTATTAAAAAGATTGCTAATGATTTATGGTCTAGAAAAAAACAATTAGAAAAACTTATCGAGAGGAAGGTAAATGATGACATCAAAAAACGAGCCAAACAAGTTCGACAGAACAAAAGGCATAGGGGGTAGTGATGCTACTAAGATAGTAGCTGGTGAATGGAGAGATTTATATCTAGAAAAGAAAGATCTAAAAGAATCAGATGATCTTTCTTTTGTACTACCAGTACAGCTAGGTATATATACCGAACCCTTCAATAGAGATTGGTTTGCTGCACACAATGATGGTTTGTATGTAAAAGAATCAGAGGATGTATTGTATCACAAAGACTATGATTACATCTATGCTAATCTAGATGGATTTGTATTAGATGATAACTTCAAGAAGCAAGGTGTGTTTGAAGCTAAGCACGTTCATCCATTCACTAAAGATGAAACTTTACTAGAAAAATATTATGGTCAGATTCAACACTACATGATGGTAACGAAACTACCCAGAGCCTGGCTATCTGTATTGTTTGGTAACAGTAAATACAAAGCATTTGTAATTGAGAAAGATAAAAAGTTTCAAGACAAACTGCTCAATGCAGAACGTAGATTTTGGCAACATATCCAAGAGGAAGATGAGCCACCAGTACACGTAGACATAGATGAAATAGGAGGACTACATGACTAACAAAAGAATATGGGATCAATTCAAACATACTGATCCTAAGTTTACTAAACCATTTACTAAGTTTGGTAGAACATTAACAACAACTGATCCTATGTATCAAGTAATGAGGATGACTGATTACTTTGGTCCAGTAGGTGAAGGTTGGACATACGAAGTAAAGTATACCTACACTGAGCAGAATGTATTTGCTGAACTCAAGATAGGTTGGAAACAAGATACCAACAAAGACTTTAATTGGTATGGACCAGTATCAGCAGTTAATCCTTTATACAATAGTAAGGGTTCACTAGATGATGAAGCACCTAAGAAAGCTATGACTGATGCTATGACTAAAGCTATGTCGCATTTAGGTATGTCAGCAGATGTATTCTTAGGATTGTTTGATAGCAATAAATATGTTTCAGAAATGAAAGAAAAGTTTTCTGCTAAATCAAACGTAGATCAATCAAAAGTAAGGGAGGTAACAAATGCCAACTGATGCAGATAAAGTAACAGAAAGTTTGCATTATGAATTAGGTAGTATTTGGGAAGAATTACAATCAATCAAATACTCTCTAAAAGAAATAAGAGAACTTTATAAAAAAGAACTATTACACAAAGGAGTAATTAAAAATGATAAATAGAGTAATACTAGTAGGTAGATTAGGTACAGATCCAGAGATCAAAGCTACCAGCAAGGGTGATGAGTTTGCTAACTTTAGCCTGGCAACTTCAAAGAAGATCAAGACCAAAGATGGTACATGGCAAGAGAAAACTACTTGGCATAAGGTTACTACCTTTGATCCTAATCTAACACAAACTATTAAGAACTATGTGAAGAAAGGTACAATGCTATACATCGAAGGTGAGATAGATGTATCTGATTACACAGATAGTAATGGTAACAAAAGATATAACACTTCTATCATTATCCCTAGAATGGGTATCATGAAGATGATTAGTACTAAGGGTGATGCTAAACAATCACCTACTAAAGACATCAATGATGATATGCCAGATGACGATATCCCTAGCGATATCCCATTTTAAGTTTTGTGTGGTAGTAATCGTAATTGCCTCGAGGACACACTACTTTAAAGTCGTGCAAATGCCGCCACGAAGTACGTGCCACACAAATAATTTATGGTCTGGATGAAAGAGGAAACCCAGTTAAATTATTCCTGCTCTACAAATCAACCTCTGTAGAATAATACAAAGCCATAATAAGTTTCCACATGGGTAATAACCACATGGGATATAGTTTTACTCATGTACCAGGATGATGGTGATTGAGTAGAATGACAAGGTGCTAGTACTAAAACTCTTTATTAAGAAAGGATAATTAGTTTGTGTATATATCCCCTAGTATTAGCACCTTACAAATGATAGAAAGAGTTAATGACAATGATTGTTAAAGGAGAACTAGACGAATTGGTAGACACACTTCAAGATTATAGTGTCTATCTCAAGCAGTTCGGTTATGACACCGATACTATTTTTGCAGCATATGCCATCATGGCAGCTTCGCTATCAGGCAAAAAGATCAAGAAGAATAAATCCTCAGATGCTATCAAAGAACGAATGGGAGAACTTAGTGTTGTCCAAGTTCGTGCTTCTGGTACAGTTCACTAGCATATTCCACAGCATCAAAACTATGATGTTCCCAAAACTTATGTTCTGGTTTATACTTACCCCATGTCAGATCCGAATGGTGTTCAAAACACAATGGTACTACAAGCTGATTAGATCTTTGATGTTGAACCTGGCTACCACGTAGATGATGAACATTCATTGGTGAATTAGACATACAACCTGGAACGCAGCATCCTTCTTGGATGATCTTCTTAAAATATTTTTTATCTTTAGACGTATACTTTGCCATCCCACGAACCATCCTTCCTTAATAACATTGGAACTATGGATGGTACACCATTAGTGATGACACCACAAGATAAGATTGGCTTTGCCATATTGACTTTCATGTAA